CTCTCGCTTCTTAATATAAGATATTGCGAGCTCGTCCTCAGAGCCACCTGTGTGTGGATGAGGATCGATACTGAGTTCAGTCTTCGGATCCAAAGCAAGCTTCTGGTACGGAACGGAAATCTCCGCCGTGGCCAGATGAGGGGCCGACATTTGGTAGATCGGTGCTACATCTGAAATATTGGGTACATTTGTAAACCCAAAGATCGCAGCTACTTTCGCTACGGCAGATGCACCAATCTGAGTGGCTCGGGCAAAGCGCCCTATAACCGGGACATGAGTCAAGTACGAGGCAAAATTTGCTACAGCAGTTGCTGGTCGCGAAATCGCTCCGTTAGTCTCCTCATATTCGTCCGCCTGCAGTACTAGCTTTCGCGTAGTCGCCATGACCTTCACATCGGTCATCCATGCAACCACACGTACACTAATTGATGTGGGTACTGTCGGTAAAGCCACCTGAAGAGGGGTAAACACAACGAAACGAATGGTACCCATATTGGTCACATCCGAATTACTGGTGATGTCGAGCCAGTTCGTGTGTCGAATGAATGGACATTCAATCTGTCCACCCATATTTGTCTGCGGTTCAACATAGAACCCTGGCAATTGGGAGAATGGCGTGAGTGCCATCTGTTCAGCTCCCGCAGTTATACGAATGCGGTCGGGGGTCAATTTAAATAACGGATTGTACACACAACGCAACATACCATATTGAAATGGCGTCGCATTAATGATAACTTTCACGTGCAATTTCGCCCTCAGGAAAGCATAATTGTTTAATTTACGCTTAACCACATCGTTGTTGATGAACAGTTGCCATGGATCTAGTGATTGCAGAACACCCACAGGATCTGTAGTAGCCCAATTGAATGAGCTGATCGTGAGGGGTCGGGACAAAAAATCGCCCAGAGCTAAATCTGGTGTATCATCCACATCGGCTATAGAGTTGGTCGTATCTTGTGCGACCACGTACTCTTGTGGCTCCTCGATGAACGATGTTGTCTCGACAACGTTGTTTTGTGAATTTTCATCCCTCGCAGCGTGATTCACTCCACCCTGCGACGGTCCGGCTGATTGGGAGCCGGAAACACCCGTTTCCATTGTTGTATTGTTAGACGATTGAATTGACAACAGCAGACGCGCCGACGCCTACTGTCGCTGGTGGGAACTCGGGTTTAATGTCTTCAAATTCACTGGATGCGTCCCTGAATCTCTCACAGAGAGTCTCCCACCCAGGGAGCGTCGCTTCAGTGACGTAAAGACAGTATGGCTCTTCACTAAGCACTTCCTTGAAAAAAGCGTGATGCTTCTCAAAGACTTCCTGGCCATGGAAAAAGTACTCGCTGTTGGCTGCCGAAACAACGGCAACCATTTGCTTGTACTTATCCATAAGCGGGCTCGACGAGGGAACCCACATGGTCAGGGATTTGTGAATCGAATCTTCCTCAAGAGGGCAGGCATAAAACCCCAACTGGGGCTCATACCGCCACTTACGCTTGAGAAATGAAAAATCCCGAATGTGAATATAAGGGACCGATTCAGCCGTTTTGTCGGCCATGGTGTACTCAACACCAATCTTGGCCAACTCCTTCTGGATCGCGGTGTGGTTAAACCACCGGATGAGCTTCGAAACTCCCATACCATTGTCATCACCATACGTCATCAAACTGACAAAAGTCTTGAAATCCCAGCACGTTTCCGATGTCGGGTTCAGTTTGCAGTAAGCATATCGCATGTAAAGACTGTTGACGATGGAGTTCACGATCACTGTGAGTGGATGTCCTGATGGGTTGGTCCCATAAAACTCAGTTAAATCGCCACTCATGTTGGTGACTGGGAAGGCTGTGTCATGACCGATACACATTATCTCGAGACACTCCTCAGGGGAGAATCCAGCCTCGCGATATATGTTCGTAATGACCTCAAAAGCTGCCAGAACCATCGCCGCGATCATGCGCTTGTCAAACTTGCCATAATCTCCACCAATGATTTGGTCCACACCGTGCTGCGTAAGATAGCGATAAATCGCAGTCCATTCAGACGATTGTGCCACCGTACCTGGTGCTGCTTCAAAAACCTCCTTATTCTTCTGAAGCAATCTGACGAAAGAAAGCAAGCGACTACGCACCACGAGGCTCCAATCAATGGGAGCACCCGTAAAAATGCGAGTCTTCTTGATCTCGATCTTTGCCAGAGAGATGGGTTCGTCCTTGAGATGCGCCGTGAACACAGGATAGGCTCTCTTGCCTTCCTTGTACTTGCTCTCAATTTCATCCACCATCGCCCAAACCTCCTCACTGAAATCCACACCTTCAGGATATTTCTCATCACGAGCTTCCTCTAGAAAGTGTTTCTTTGAGCGATTCCAGGGATGACCCATGGAACTACTGGTGTTGATGCGATCGATGAACTTGACTCCAGGTAACCCATTGACAGATGCTTTGCGAGAAAGGAACACCAAATCCCCACGCCAATCAGGCTGGGTGGCATCTAAGCCGATGATGATGTCCTTTGAGAAAGCATCAACACAGTGATCAAGCAATCTCTGATCAATGTCCGTGTGCGGTTTCACCATTTCCTTGGCATTGTTGTACACGGGTTCCCATCCCCTCATCACTGGGGGGCCATAGTTGAGATCGCATTTGAAATGCTCTCTCATCTCGGTTTGCAATGGGGTCCCACACACTCGACTGCGCGGTTTAGCACGGAAACCAGGAATGGTTCCATACACACGCACAGCACCTTCAGGTAAATAACGAAAAACCGACTTAAAGTGGAGAGGCAGAAGAGAGGTGTGCGGATTCAAAGCTATTCTAGCCTGACCGCCACCTTGAACGCACAACTCGCCGTCACTACACAGCGGTAGCAATTCGCCACGAGTTACATGCATGAAAGCTGCCATCTTCTGGTAGCCCAAAATGTGCAGACCCATCACAATGGGACCCTGTCCATAGTTGAGCACACCCAGTCCTCCACAGTCACCCTTCTTGGTGTCTGAGTTGGCCGTTCCCATGTAGAGTTTGGCTGAGATGCCCAACTCCTCAATCGGGAAATCCTCCTGGTACGAGCAGTTGCTCACATATCCGAGATGAACGGCACCATCATTCTCCCTCCGCAGACTTAAAAGTCGCGATGGAAGAGTATGACCAGTGTTCCAGAACTTCAGAATGTCTTTCCGAGGTGGGATGTTCTTGATACGAACGACAGCCATGTCCCGATTCTTGAGTACACGCACTTCATCAATACCAAACGACACGTCCAGATTGGATGTTACCCCTCGCGAGGTGTTGGCTTCGATGATAGATACTCGGAACTTATTCCCCTTGGCCAAAGCATGCAGATTGAACAGCAAATATTGGCCTCGAAGGAAAACGCCCGATACGCGCATGCCCACTGCTGACATGTCATTCCTTACGTCCAGGCGCACGAGATTGGCGCTGAACAAGTTTCTGACATCATCATCGGACATGTGAGCATTACTCAGACTGGCAGTAGGCACATCGAATGTAGAAATATCCATGTCTGCCTTGTACCAGACATTCTGTCGACTTTCTTTCTCAAGTTGGTCTTCAGTTTTGTTCAACACATTGCCTTGGACCTCAGGGTCCCAGTCTTCCTCACGTGAAGGAGCATCATTGCACACATTGCACGAACCGTCTTGATCACACTCACACCCTTCTCGGGAACAAGTGGCCACCGGTTCTTCAACATCAGGCACGTGAACGTGGTGGTAAAAACCTCGTTTTTCACGAGGCTTCGACCAATTCCACACAGTCTGAGCCACCTTGTATGCGAGTAGTGTGCGACACACAACGTTTGCAACAACGAGGAACTTCTTAAAAGAAATCGTGAAACGCAATCCACGTCCTCTGTTGAGTGCACATTGTATGTGGAACTCAGTCTCCCAGTTGGTCCACCTGGCCAAACGCGCCATAGCGACGCGGTAGACGCCAAAAGCGACGAGCCAGTTGACTGTAACTTGAAAGAGACCCACCAAACACACAGTCCAGATGAGTTCCACCCACGCAAAGGCATTGTAGACGAGCGCGAAACGAGTGAACATCGGGACGGCGTACGCCTGCACACACTCACACTCATCGAGTGTGTTGTAGCAAAGGCGACACACCTTAATGTCCTTCATGTCCATATCATACGCATCAGCGTTCTGCTGATTCGCCTCATGCTCCTCACTCGCTTTCGCAAAGTGTTTCAGGAACCTCATGCTGGCATCTGGTCCATCAAAGACCTCGACTTCTCGCAAGCCGGCGCTGTCTCGACCGTTGTGATCCATAGGAATCAACCGTTGGACGGTGATTTTCCACAGATCAGGGAATTTCCCTTGTGGTGGGGGGATTTTCCGGGGGTCCAAGAAACGCCCATTGGAATGCAGAAATTCATCCTTGGGTTCGATCTTGACGACGTATGGAAGCCGACGACGCACAGCCAAAGGACAGAAAAAATAGTCCAGAGCGTTGAGCGTCGGCGAGTTAGTAGTCGCAAGAACGAGTTTCGCCATCACTGGCGTTTTCCCCTTGTCCTCAAGAGCAGCTTGGGGTGGCACATACGGGACGTTGTTGACCACATTGAGCATCTCCTTCAATGTCGCGTCGACCTCAGGGGTCTTGCTGGGCAACAAGAAGGCGATATCGTCCATCTGGACGCACCACTTGCTCGAGTCGAAGTTGCTCCAGTACTCATCGGTTGGATTCCGCACATACCGGTAGTGATCATCCACGTTCAAGCCATTGATCTGGCCGTAATAGTAGAACATCATCTTGGTGAAGCTGGATTTGCCGACACTGGAACCTCCATGAATGAGGACGCCCATGGGGCTCTTCCGCTCTTTCTGTGCGGCACGCCGTGTGATCTCGATGTTCTTGAGCATATGAATGCTGTTCAACTTCTTCCTCATGTTGAAGCTCTCAACTCCGTTGTTCTTTGCGGAGTATTTGCAGATAGCTTCACCTCGCTCAAGGCACGCGTTGATATCCGAGACGAACTCGAAATATGTCGTACCATGAGCTTCCAAGTTGGAAGTGAAGGGCCCAAGCCCGATTAATCGATCAACCTCCTTTGCCCATTTCTGGTAGGTGGCGTCTTCGTGCACAAGTGCAGTCCAATCTCCAGTCATGCGATACGCATCAATGCGCTCGCAGATGCTCAGTGCCGTTTCAATAATGCACACGACCATATTGGAATGGTTCGAATATGTGACCTTGGTTTTGGCATCGAGGTGGAGATACTCCTCAGGGCTCATACCCATCCCCAGATGGTTGAGAAACCCCTGAACCAACATGTAGGTGTAGATCTTGCGAATCCTCCTGGCAAGTGGTGATTTGAGGAGTTCCTCTGACATGTTGAACATATTTCGGGCAATGCGCAGCACATCAGTAAATGAATCAGCCTGCACGTTGCCAGAAATGTCAAATGTCTTCCAGAGAGTGGAAACAATTGCCTTGCCTGTCAAAAGGCGGTAGGCAAGAGCCATGAGAGCCATGTAGTCCGTCTTGCCTGAGCATTTACGCGACCAAAAGGCGATTTGAACGAAGTTCTCAACAAGATCACACATCCAGAGATTGTCTTCGCCAGCCGATGCCTTGAGTGGTTCCATGATAGAACTGAGAAGTGCGAAAAGCGCATTCTCAACGTCCTCGGGATTCTCATCACCGGCACCAAACTCACTTGCCTGAAGGCGCAGGAGTTCACGGCGCAATTGCTCCTCACACTCCGCCACAATGTGATATGTGGGCAAAATGATGTTGGGTTCAGTGGTTGAACCACCCAGAAGACGCTCACGCGTCTCGAGGTGACATCCAGCTGAAATTCCATAATCATGGAGCATGATGTGTGATCGTAGTGGCTTTCCATTGAATTGAAGCCACCCATCGAAGTCATGTGGCAGATAGTTATCCACCACATCAGCCACTGTCATGGCTGGAGACACTTCGATTTGGCGAGAATCAAGCCAGATGGTCACAAGAGATGATTGGGCAATTCGTGTAGAATTCCCATTCACCATGAAGATCTTTTTGGCTTCGATGCTTGCTGTCTCATTTGATTCGATGTAGATCCTGTTGCGTTTTTTGATAGACGCACGGACCTCCGTCAGAATCCGGCAAACTAGATTTGGTTTGCCAACCTTCGCAATAAATCGCGTTGGTGTCGGACGTGACGCAATACGCGTCTCCAAATCCATCAAACGTAGAACGTCGAAGGTTCCACGTCCGTGGATCATAATGTGACAGTATTCTTTAGTGTCACGCGCAAGCGCCTGCTTGCGCTGCTCAACTGCCTCATAGTAGGCTTGAGCTTCTGGGTGTTCCACCTCTAGGTAGAACGTGGCGTGCGACTCGGTATTCGTAATGCTTGTCATTGTAACTGAGTCTTAGAAGGATCGTCTATTCCGATACGTCAACATTCTTTCATGTTGTCAATGGTCTTTCCACATCGTCATAGCCTTAACCATAGCTATAGGACTGTATCACAGTTTAGATGTCTATCCATCAGTCGTAAAGCGATGCTTATAACACGCTTCAGTAGTTGGTATTCTCTCGGAACGGAAACCCACTACCATACAATTCACACCCGCCAAAGTGCTCCTTGCAGGAGTGTACCAATCCAAATTCGTTGCGGGATCTTTCGTCATGAGTGACGTGGAATGGAAATCAACCTATTGAAGGTCTGATGGCTTACAACGCACATGTCCAGAACTTCACAGTCTTGTTGGGGATCGCCCGGTGCTGTGATAGTCTGTTCAGAGGTACTAATCGCCAATAATTCCAAACACACGTATGATGATTTACTCAACGCGCTCGGTTATTTGAACTTCCTCGTGCTAACCAACCCCAAAACATGATCAAAACAAAGATCAGTAAGTTTTTACAGCAGCACAATGGCTGCTAACGTGGATAAATCCACGATT